CGTACAAAAATAAGTGATTCTGTTTTTGATTAACCCATTGTGTACCATCATATACAAGCATATCTTCATTGAGGGGTGTGGTTAACGTCACATTGTTCAATTGTCCAATATTGACGCCAACATTTGAGGTGAGATCAGTCGTTAATGCCGTTGTTGGGTTTGTAAACTCTACAGTATTTGATGCTGTATTTCCGTATGACGTGACCTGTTCAAGTGTTATATCCGTGAGTGTACTACCACTCCCAAAGTACCGAACCGCGGATATATTTGAATCCGCACCTATATCCCCCGCGACGTGAAGTGTATAATCAGGTGTATCCGTGCCAACACCCATATCACCCACGGTAACCACAGCTGTTCCAGGGTTGTTGAAAAATATCGTGTTAGACGTTGTATTTCCATATGATGTGACCTGTTCAAGGGTGATATGTGTCAAATTACTACCATTTCCATTATAATATGAAGCTGAAACATTGCCAGTAACATTTACATTCCGTGTTACATTTACATCTCTCGTCACGTCTATACTTGAAGAAGCAACTATATCACCCGTTACTTGTAGTTGCTTTGATACGATGGCATTTGATTTCATGTACACATTTCCACTCACATCCAATTGTTTCAAAACACTCACATTTGATTTTGCAAAAACATTTCCATCTACCGTTAGGTCTTTTGTTATACCCACATTTGACAAGGCATTTATATTACTAGTTACAGTGAGTTGTTTCGTAATAAATGCGTTTCCTTGTGTGTACAAATCACCACGAACCACAGCCTCGTGTGATACAACAATGTTAGATAACGCATATATGTTACCTGTGACATTTACATCTTTGGAGACATCTACATTCGTCAACGCGTGAATGTTTCCATATACATCAATATCTCGGGACACAATAACATTTGACAAGGCGTACACATTACCCGTGACATTGATATCTTGTGAGACATCAACATTTGATAAGGCTCTGATATCTTCAGTGACCGTAAGATCTTTGTTGACATTTATATTTGATGCGTAAATATCTCGAACAACTGCAAGATCTTTAGATACCACAACATTTGAGCCTGCGTAAATATGTCTCGTGACATTTAGATCTTTTGTTATATTGACATTTGATAACGCATACACATTCCCAGTGACATTAAGTTCTTTAGAGACATTGACATTTGATGACGCATAGACATTCCCAGTTACATTGAGTTGCTTGGAGACATCAACATTCGATAACGCGTACACGTTCCCAGACACATTCAGTTCTTTAGAGACATTGACATTTGATGATGCATATACATTCCCGGTCACATTCAGTTCCTTGGAGACATTGACATTTGATGATGCATATACATTCCCAGTTACGTTGAGTTGTGCGAATGCGTTTGTATTTCCGGTGACATTGAGCGCCTTTGATACATTAACATTTGATGAAGCATACACGTTCCCAGAGACATTGAGTTCTTTCGACACATCTACATTTGAGTACGCGTGTACATTCCCACCAATAATGAGTTCCTTGGAAACTTCTAGATTTGACGATGCGTGTACATCTCCAAGGACATCCAACTCTGACAACAGATTTAAGTTTCCACCAATCGTTGCAATATTTGAAATTGAAATTGTATTCGCGTATAGTGTTTCATCGATTTTAGCATCTCCCCGAACAACTAAAATATTTGACGCCGTGTCATCAATGTATACATTTGAACCAACATCTAACGTGTGCGTCGGTGACGTATTTCCCACACCGACATTCGAATTCGTGACTAGAGAACCATACACGTGGACTTTAACGTTATTGTCGTTATTGGGTGTTAAATAATGTTCATATGCATTATTATCGGTGTATCCAATGAAAAACTCATCTTGGGTCTCTCTGTAACCTATACCCACATTTGACAGTGCGGATGAACGTGTCATCACAAAACCCAGATCAAACCCCGCCGTCGAATCATAATTGTTTTTACCAAGTTCAACAATGGAATCATCAATGAGAAGATTTTGTTGGGTTGTGAGTGTTGTATCCCCCAAAACTTCCAAGTTACCCACGACGAATAGGGTGTCTGAAACAAATACATTACCTGTGATATTCATTACATTTGATCCGGTGTCATCAACGAATACATTCGAACCTATATCAACGGTGTGTATTGGATTTGTATTAGCTATACCCACCGGTCCATATGTCACAAAACTTGTCGCTGTATTTTGAAATTCAACTGTATATGATGCAACATTACTGACAGCTAATACATCGTCAAGTGATCTGTTTATATTTTCCCCAGAATCTACAACTTCGTGTGTCACTGTATTATATACTAGTGTGTTTGATAGAACATTTGACACGTAACGAACAGGGGCTACGTGAAATCCACTCACAGGTGCATCAATAATTTCTGACGACGCATTGATGATTATAGAATTTTCCGCCTGTTCATCTGGAGTGTATTTACCTATTCTGATCCTCTCGGATCTTTCAATAGTGTTCAAGTTCTTCACCATTTATATAATAAGTCATTTTAATTTATTACATTTGAGTCCAACCAGTCTTTTTGTATCCCATAAATGTATCCAATTCTATATCGTACACTATGAGACCCGGTTCGGGTTTTTTAATATTTTGAATGTCCTCCGTCGTCATACGGGGAACTAATAAACCACGCGTTGTGGAGTTTATCGCGAGTGCTGCAGACGCACAAGGTGTCGACGAGCCAACTGTGACTGAACCGTTACCATCTATAGTCATACTATCTGTAAGTTCACCATTAGGTCTCTTTGTTTTGAAAACTAGACCACCGGGGCGACCGGAGCTTAGACCCGCGTTAGCCTTGGTATACGCGTTAATTTGTGCGAGTTCATTAATTTTAATCGCATCGACTTCACCCAATTGTGATACGGCATTTGGTAAACTGAAAATAGATATTTTTGATGTTGGTTGGGTTGTACCCACCCCAATATTACCAAAAGTTGTTAACGATACATTTTGATTTTCAAGTGTAAGTGTATTTACGGTGTTACTTTGACATGACGTCACGCTGTGTAGAGTTGGGACTGGTACATCTTCAAGGACCTTTATTCGCGTGTCAATGGTAGGAAGTTGTATTTTGAGTGTAGAGATGTCAGTTTCGGATGTGTGAATATTTGACACGAGGGATTCGAGTGGATTAAAACGCACAATTTCCTTGGCGATATCGTCTATACGCGTGGATACATGTGTTTCCAAGTACTTAATTTGACTGGGTGTATTTCGCGCGAGTGTACTCAATTGTAATTGTATGGGTTCAATGTCGTCAATCTTTTTTATGGTGGATTCAATCGTTGTAACTTTTGTAGTTAAACCCGAAATCTTTGATGCATTTGTATCTATCCCACCAATCATACTTTCAAGGTGTCGTACACGTGGAATAACACGTTCCACAGTTCGGATAGAATCTTCAAGTAAAGGTATAGATGTAAGTGTATCTCGGACGGCATTCACATCTCGAATGATTTGTGTTACATCTGGAATTGTAGGTTTTATAGATTTAACTTCCTTTTCCAAATAACTCATGCGTTGTGGAAGTTGGTGGGTGGATGTCGATGTCACATAGTTTTCAAGCATTTGAACTTTTGGTTCAAGTGGCTTCAATGCATCGATCGCGTGTGCAACTTGGATGGTTGTCTCTTCAAGGGGTGCGATACGTTTTATTTCGTCTTGAACTCCCTTGACGTCCAACTCGACCAACTCAACGCGAGATGGAAAGAGTTCAAGTTTTTCAATTCTACTCACATTTGATTCCAAATCTTTGGTATGTGCAATACCTGTAAGTTTTTGCCCATCCCCGATAAATGTGGGTGCGATGACACTGGATCGCGAGACAATTGACCCCCCATGTATGACTTTTTCAACATACACACTATTGAGATTTAATGATGCATTATTGAGATCTTTCAATTGCTGAATTGATATATTCGAGAGAAGACCACCATCTGCACGCAGTGCATTGGTCACATTGATATTTTCAAATGTATCCCCAATTTCAAAATCAAATTGAACATTTGAGAGAAGTCCCCCATCACCGTAAAATGTCCGAGCATGAATATTCCCATCAACTTTCAGATCCTTATTCACATTGAGGTGTTTGTCCTTTTCCGAAAACTTTAGTTCGACATCACCACCACTTCGACGCATAATGATGCCCACATCTTCACTATTTTTTGTATTACCCTTTGCAATCTCAAAAATTGGATTATCCACATAGTAACTATGAATCGTATTTGAATTCACAACATCGAGATTTTCCACTTCCAGTGAAGAAATCTTCAATTTTTGACCACCGACATCGATTATTTCTTTAGTTGTACAATCATATGCGAGAAGGTTGGACGCATGTCCATACCTAATTGGTGTCACATAAAATCCACTGTGTTCGATGTTGTCAATATTTGCATTCGAAGCATTAAGTACTATTGAATTATGTGGTTGATCACACTCTGTAAAACGACCAAGACGCACCTTGTGCGTGGGTTGGGTTACACCAGTAGTTTTAACCATTTATATATTCCCTGATTTTAATTTGCATACACTAAACCCGCCATACCATTTTCTATCCTGAGAATGTTGTAGTTTACGGCGTAAATTGTATCATTTAATATTTGACTTTCACTATGTATTTTAGCGTTTTCAATTCGACTAAAGTTGAGAGATCCAGTTGGTTGGTGAAGGCTTGTTGTGATACAGAATGGATGCATGAATATATCGGGTGAAGTCACATAGTTTGTGTGATAGTAGTGCGAAACATCCATAAAATGTGGTCTCGCCCATTTGTAATTTGAAAGATCAACTCCATTTATACTCAATTTAATTCGATTTGATGTGGACGTCAAAGGACTTGTTCCACTATTGTTTGAACTTACAATGAACTTTACTGGGTGATTAAAGTTGAGACTTTGAATGTGATCCCCGGAACCAATATTCTTTTGCACTTGGTAAATCAACATATCATGACTACGCGACGCAATATTACCACGCTCTTCATTATCAAGATAATAATAGTTCGAATGACATTCCCAGTTATAGTTTGCAGCACTTGATCCCCATCGTACTCTCAATTCAACATCGTGATATTGAAGTGCTGTGAGTGGTATCGCGGATTGCGCACCCTCGCAAAAGAAAAATCGAAGTGGGTAGAAGTAGGAGCTTGCGGTACTACCACCTGGGTGTGGCCCATTTGAGCATTTACTGAGATTTTGGGCAAGAAGATCAACCGCAATGTTTTCACAAAATGTAGAATCTTGTTCATCGATCACCTGACCACCAATCACAAGTTGAACACTTTCAATGAGACTTTCCCAGTTTGTAGTGTCCATGGCTTGACCACCGTTATCAATCGTAAAGTATGTGTATCCCAAAAGATCACCACTTCGTTCTATACGAATTGTCGATAGAGAGTTATTTTTCACATGTCCATGTATAATTTGCTTCTCAATGGATTGCGAAAAATTAGAGTGTCTCTTAAATGTCGAATTGAAGAATGATATCTCCGGACTTCCAACAATGTATTCATCCTGAGCACCGATACATACAAGTTGAACAATACCCGCAGACATTGTATACTACTTTAATACGAGAAAATTACAAGTTTGGTTTTCTACACACGAATCGAATAACTAAAAAGTTGTGACCCACGACGTCGGGGTTCTTAATCGTAGCACCACTTTGGTCCCGGATTGTCACTCTAAATCTATCAATGCTGCGAATTGGGTCAATGTATTGTGTCACAATGGGATAGTCATTCTTGAAACTAATAAGTTCCGTGTCCGCTGTAACAAGACTCGCGAACGAGTTGCGAAGAACTGTCATCGTCGGCTGACCACCAAGTGTATTTGAGGCACGGTCGTTGAAGTTGGTGTCAAGTTCGTCAATGGAAATGTAACAGTGTTCGGTGGAAATATTAGAATGAATGTGAGCCGCGAGAAGTCTGGCCTGAACAACATTGCGAATAGGTTGTTCAAGATAACACGTAAATGTATTGGCACTGGATTGGCCAATTGAATCTATGGTAATTGTATGGTACTCATAGTTGAGATCCGGGATACTCTCGGTTAATGAAGTGATCAAAGCCATTTAGTATTAGCTTAGATTAAAGATCCGCCAATTCCATCCTCGATCCCATACCCAGCTTGGTCATCGACAAGTTTTTGAGCACCACAAATACCACCTGGAGTCAAAGACTTGCTGTATGGTGATTCCCCACCAGCTGTTCCAGCGGTACACTCAATCTTGTGTTCAAGGTTGAAGAGGGATTCTTCACTGATCGCCTTAATGGCGATTGGTCTGGGTTGGTAGGTACTTCTCGTGGCAGTGAGTGCGACGATAATCGCCAACAAAACAAAGATGGATGTGATCGCATTGCGGTTGGCCTTGTTGAACGTAAACATTTATACTATGTGTACATATTTTTTCTAAAGTGCGTTAAAGGTAATTTAATAGTTTCCCTATAGAGAGTAGATGGACGAAGAAATCGTACTCGACAGAGGAAGTACACATGTCATGAAACTTGACGCTGACGAACAAGCTCTGATGGATGAAATTGAAATATCAATTCCACGTTCTCAGCCTGTGAAACGAAATAATCCTGAAAGTTACAAACAGCGACCCCAGCAACAACAGCAACACCAAGAGGCGATGGATGCGTTTGTAAATCCAAACAAACAATCAGCCCCAGCACAACCCCGCATGGATGAAGAGATTGATTACGGTGAAGACGAACCAATGTTCTTTGACGACGACGAATCCCCTGGTGGACAGGAGGAACAACCCTCAAAGGGGTACAATTCAATTGACGAGGAAAAGAGTGATCTCTTGAATAAACTTGGACGCCTTGAGAAGAAAGGCTTTGCAGTGAATAAGCGCCTTACGGCATATTCAAGTGTAGACGAACTCCGTACAGAAGTTAAGCGTATCACATATAGTATAGACGTCGAACAATCAATTCGATTTTCGAGACGTATGTTGGTTGCGTGTGTGACGGGTCTTGAGTTCTTAAACAAAAGGTACAACCCATTTGAAATTCAACTCGAGGGATGGTCGGAGAGTGTGATGGAAAATGTGGATGACTATGATACAGTGTTCGAAGAACTCTACGTGAAGTATAGATCCAAGGTCACCGTTGCCCCAGAAATCCGCCTCATCATGATGCTTGGTGGATCTGCGATGATGTTCCACTTGACAAATAGCATGTTCAAGTCGGCACTACCAAATATGAATGATGTCATTAAGCAAAACCCAGATCTTGTTAAAAATATGATGGCCGCTGTTCAGAACACAACGAGAGCACCTGAACAGGCAGCCCCCGTTGGTGGTACAGGCAATTATGAAATGCGAGGCCCAGGTTTAGATATTTCCAGTCTTATGGGTGGCATTATGATGCCACCCCCGCCCCCAATGAATACGTCACCTATCGCGAATCGTTCAGAGCCAGACTTGGACGACGATGATATGTCGGACATCGTATCTATATCAGGAGAATCAACAGGGGGGGAGGTGAAAGAAGTAAATGTAGATGCATCCAAACCCAAGAAGACCCGGCGAAAGAAGAAGACAGAAATTAATCTCTAGATACAGTATAAATGATAGGTTACTGTCCCCTGGAGGAAGAACCTCCTGTGCGACAACCACAGGTGGCTGTCGCTAAACAGCCCGAACCCAGGATGGGTTTCGAAGAAACCGAATGTAATTACATCGTGATGGCATTCATCGCGGGTGTTCTTATTTTAGCCATAACTGATTCCATGCAAAAGTAAAAAGTGTATCTTTTTTACCTCGTTTGATTTATGAAACTTGGTAAAAAAGTTTGTATTTATGTGTACCACTGTCTAATAAACGACATTAGACCAACTTCGCAGACACGAGCGCCGCCTTGTAGTTGACGTGATCCACGAGGGTATATACGGGCTCGGTTTCACCCGTCTCTTCCCAGACGATTTGACCGTTTTCATCGAGGACATCGACAAGTTCTTGGCGAATCTCAGTTTCGTCGTATGCACCTTCTTCTAACTCCACGGGGCTCTCTACAATGTCCACTCTGTAGTAGACAGTCTTTTGTGTATCGGTGTAATCGGCTTGTTCTTCGGGTGTCAATGCGTTGTACGCGTCAACAGACACGTCGGTATAGGTCACCACACTTCCGCCACTAACCGTCTCGTACTTTCGCTTGCTCACTTCGTTCCCATCGGCGTCGAAATACACAGTATCGCGACCCTTCTCGTGAATCTTTCGATACACGGTTTCGATTTTCTTCGTCTTGCGTCGTTCGCACAAGTTTTGTTCGTATTCATATAAATCGGCGATGACTTCAGTCTTTTGAATGTAGTACACCACATTCGAGATTTCTCGTTTTGGCACATGAATGGGCCTTCGCACGGGCTCTGTGAAATCACAGTCTTGGGTAACCTTGGCGACTGTATAGTTCATAAGAGCGCCGTCACCCTGTTTTTGTGTATACCCGGGAGCCACATTGGACGTGGTCACGAGATCGCCAGACTCGAGGGGTCCACCGACGTCTGTGACCCAGATTTGAGTATCACCCTTGGTGTCCACGAGCGTATCGTAATCGTTGGTATCAGTCGTTTTGTTAGACACGACCCCATACCATTTCTTGTCCATATAGACATTCGAGAGGGCGACGATGGGTGTCGCGGTCGTCTTGTGGGCGTTCGCGTTCGCACTCACGACGCAACCCACGATATTTTGACCCCACGCGTTCGAGACGGTGGTCTTGGACCTCGGAAGTTCCGCGACGATTTCTTGGATGGACTTGATCGTGTACGGAATGAGTTGATCGTATTGAACTTGTGCTGGATCACTCCCCCACGCGGAATAGTCGGGATCTTGTTGAATATCACCTGGAACTGGTTGGGGTGGCTTCTCGGGTGTCGGATCGGCGTACGCCCCCAAATGGACTGTGTGTCTCAATTCTGGGGCGTCGTACCACACGTCTTGTGCCATCAAACCAGACTCGTAATGTGAAATGTCTGGTTCATCCAATTTGAACTTCTTGAAGTAACTCTGGGGGGACAGTTTCATGAGCGTCGTGGTCGCGTCCTTGATGCGAACCTCCTTGACCTTCAAACGATCGTCTGAGGAGGAGTATGAAATCTCACCACTCGAGGTATCGTAATACATCGCCGTACCAGTCTGGCTGCGCAGGGGTTTCACGAAGAAGGCGGAGTCGGCGTTTGTGTTCAAGAAGAAACCAGAGGCGTTGAGGGCGATTGAATTGATGTGTTGATTGGCCCAACCCGTCCAAGCCCCCACAGCGACGGCGTAGGTGCCTTGATTGCTCTTCCCCGCTTGGGACCCCACAGCGACGGCTCGAGTCCCTTGGGTGGATTGCCCAGAGTTAGAACCAATAGCCACGGCTTCGCTGCCTTGATTGGAGATACCCGCGTAGTACCCCACAGCGACGGATTGAGAGCCTTGATTGTACCGAGCCGTATTGTACCCCACAGCGACGGCGCGCTCGCCTTGAGAGGTCTGACCCGCAAACGCTCCCACAGCGATGGCGAAGGGGCTTTGAATGATTTCACCCGCCTCGAACCCCACACCGACGGCGCGAGAGCCTTGACGATTGTAACCCGCGTAGGTCCCCACGGCGGTGGCGTCGGCGCCTTGAGAGGTCCTACCCGCACGGTACCCCAAAGCCGTGGCGGAGTCGCCTTGAGAGGACTGACCCGTTACGACCCCCACAGCGACGGCGCGAGAGCCTTGATTGTACTGACCCGCGTGGTTCCCCACGGCGGTGGCGTAGATGCGTTGAGAGTTCTGACCCGCACCGGACCCCACAGCTGTGGCTTGCTGACCTTGATTGTTGCTACCCGCGTTGATCCCCACGGCGACGCCTTGGATCCCCTGATTGGACCGACCTGCACTGCTCCCCACAGCGACGGTGTTGTCGCGTTGAGAGTTCTGACCCGCTTGGTAGCCCATAGCCACCGAAAATGAATTCTGCCCCAATTCACCGGATTGAAAGCCAATAGCCACGGATTGAGATCCTTGGCTCACACGCCCAGATTCATGTCCAATAGCCACGGATTGAGATCCTTGGGTGGATTGTCCAGATTGATAACCCATAGCCACCGAAAATGAATTCTGCCCCAATTCACCGGATTGAAAGCCAATAGCCACGGATTGAGATCCTTGGGTGGACTGACCCGCTTGGTAGCCCATAGCCACAGATTGATCCCCTTGGTCAATTTGACCGGATTGGTAGCCCATAGCCACAGATTGAGAACCCTGATATGATTGACCCGCACTGTCACCCATAGCCACAGATTGAGTCCCTTGATAAGACTGTCCAGTGTTAGAACCAATAGCCACCGAGATGGCATTTTGGTACAGTTCACCCGCTACATAACCGATAGCGACCGATCCAGACCCTTGGTAGCTCTGCCCAGCATTGTAACCGAGAGCCACAGATTGAGAACCCTGATATGATTGACCCGCACTGTCACCCATAGCCACAGATTGACCCCCTTGGTAGGACTCTCCCGCATCGAAGCCAATAGCTATGGATTGAGTATTCTGATAGGACCGCCCAGCAGAAGTTCCAATAGCCACTGAGAATCCACGTTGGGCCACTTCACCCGATAGATAGCCAATAGCTACGGAACCAGTTGATTGTCCGGATTGTCCCGCATTGAAGCCAATAGCCACGGATTGAGTATTCTGACCAAATTGAGCGGATCGAAACCCCATAGCCACACATTGAGTAGACTGATTTCTTTCACCGGCCTCATAACCTATCGATACCGATGAAGACCCCTGAATAAACCGACCACATCGATAACCCATGGCAATGGAGAGGGCATTTTGTCCAGTTTGACCCGCCTCGTAACCAATAGCCACAGTTTGTGGTTGTTGATAAAGTTGACCTGCTTGGTATCCCACACTCACGGAATTAGACCCTTGAAAATACAGGCCACAATTATAACCCATAGCTACGGATTGAGATGCTTGCATAAATGTTCCACATCCATAGCCAATGGTCACAGATCTGACATTCTGGGAATATCGCCCAGCTTGAAACCCAATAGCCACAGTTTGGGTATTTTGATTTATCTCACCCGCGTTATCACCTATTGCTACGGATTGTGTCCCCTGGTAAGACTGTCCAGCATTCGAACCGATAGCCACAGATTGGGCATTTTGTGATAATTCACCCGCCACGTAACCAATAGCCACAGATTCAGACCCTTGGTAGGACCGACCTGCTCGGTAGCCCATAGCCACGGATTGGGTGTTTTGTCCCGACTCACCCGCGTTGTCACCCACAGCCACAGATTGAGTTGCTTGGTAGGACTGTCCAGCGTTAGAACCAATAGCCACGGAGAGGGCATTTTGGGACAGTTGACCCGCCACATAACCAATCGCCACGGATTCAGACCCTTGGGACGTCTTACCAGATTCAAAACCCATAGCTACTGATTTTGTACTTTGATTTGTAAAACCCGATTGATAACCCACAGCCACTGATTGAGTTCCCTGGGTTGTTTCACCAGATCTAAAACCCACAGCTACCGACTGAGTTCCCTGGTTGGTCTGACCAGATTCACGACCGATGGCTACTGCACTGGCTCCCTGGGTTGTCTGTCCAGCCTGGTATCCGATGGCTACCGAATTAGTTTGTTGGTTTGTTTCTCCAGACCTAAAACCAACCGCGACTGAATTATCTTTCTGAGTTGTTTGTCCAGCTTCAAGACCAATAGCTACTGCATTGGATCCCTGTGTTGTCTCACCAGCTCGAACACCCACGGCAACTGCGTTATTTTTTTGATTTGTCTCTCCAGCTTCTAGACCTATAGCCACTGCACTTATACCCTGACTCGTCTTACCAGCTTGATAACCCACAGCCACGGATTGTGACTTTTGACCACTTTGACCCGCATTGTCACCCACAGCCACAGATTGACCTCCCTGGTAGGACTGCCCAGCGTTAGAACCAATAGCCACCGAGAGGGCATTTTGGGACAGTTCACCTGCCACGTAACCAATAGCCACAGATTCAGACCCTTGGTAGGACTGACCCGCTTGGTAGCCCATAGCCACCGAAAACGAATTCTGCCCCAATTCAGCAGATGTGTCACCAATGGCCACAGATTGAGACCCTTGACTCACCCGTCCAGATTCATGTCCAATAGCCACGGATTGAGATCCTTGGGTGGATTGTCCAGATTGAAAGCCCACAGCCACGGATTGCTCCCCTTGGCCAACCTGACCAGATTGGTAGCCCACAGCCACGGATTGGGTATTCTGCCCTTTTTCACCCGCGTTGTCGCCCACAGCCACGGATTGAGTTCCCTGGTAGGACTGTCCGGAGTTAGAACCAATAGCCACCGAGAGGGCATTTTGGGACAGTTCACCCGCAACATAGCCAATAGCCACGGATTCAGACCCTTGGGACGTCTTACCAGATTCAAAACCCATAGCTACTGATTTTGTACTTTGATTTGTAAAACCCGATTGATAACCCACAGCCACCGATTGAGTTCCTTGGGTTGTTTCACCAGATCTAAAACCCACAGCTACCGACTGAGTTCCCTGGTTGGTCTGGCCAGATTCAAGACCGATAGCCACTGCGCTGGCTCCCTGGGTTGTCTGTCCAGCCTGGTATCCAATAGCTACCGAATTAGTTTGTTGGCTTGTTTCTCCACACTTAAAACCAACCGCGACTGAGTTACTTTTCTGATTTGTTTGTCCAGCTTCAAGACCGATGGCTACTGAACTGGCTCCCTGTGTTGTCTCACCAGCTCGAACACCCACGGCAACTGCGTTATTTTGTTGATTTGTCTCTCCAGCTTCTAGACCTATAGCCACTGCACTTGTACCCTGACTTGTCCTACCAGCTTGATAACCCACAGCAACTGATTGTGACTTTTGAGCTATTTGTCCCGCGTTGTCACCCACAGCCACGGATCGACTTCCCTGGTAGGACTGCCCAGCGTTAGAACCAATAGCCACGGAGAGGGCGTTTTGGGACAGTTCGCCCGCTACATAACCAATAGCCACGGATTCAGACCCTTGGTAGGACTGACCCGCTTGGTAGCCCATAGCCACCGAAAATGAATTCTGCCCCAATTCACCAGACGTGTCACCAATGGCCACGGATTGCGATCCTTGGCTCACACGCCCAGATTCATGTCCAATAGCCACGGATTGAGATCCTTGGGTGGATTGTCCAGATTGAAAGCCCACAGCCACGGATTGCTCCCCTTGGCCAACCTGACCAGATTGGTAGCCCACAGCCACGGATTGGGTATTCTGCCCTTTTTCACCCGCGTTGTCGCCCACAGCCACGGATTGAGTTCCCTGGTAGGACTGTCCGGAGTTAGAACCAATAGCCACAGAGAGGGCATTTTGGGACAGTTCACCCGCTACATAACCAATCGCCACAGATTCAGACCCTTGGGACGTCTTACCAGATTCAAAACCCATAGCTACTGATTTTGTACTTTGATTTGTAAAACCCGATTGATAACCCACAGCCACTGATTGAGTTCCTTGGGTTGTTTCACCAGATCTAAAACCCACAGCTACCGACTGAGTTCCCTGGTTGGTCTGACCAGATTCAAAACCCATAGCTACTGCATTGGATCCCTGTGTTGTCTCACCAGCTCGAACACCCACGGCAACTGCGTTATTTTTTTGATTTGTCTCTCCAGCTTCTAGACCTATAGCCACTGCACTTGTACCCTGACTTGTCCTACCAGCTTGATAACCCACAGCAACTGATTGTGACTTTTGAGCCTTTTCACCCGCGTTGTCACCGATAGCCACAGATTGAGTCCCTTGGTAGGACTGCCCGGAGTTAGAACCAATAGCCACAGAGAGTGCATTTTGGGACAGTTCACCCGCTACATAACCAATAGCCACGGATTCAGACCCCTGTCTGGATCGCCCTGCGTTGTTACCTACAGCCACAGATTGCTTGCTCTGCCCAATCTGACCAGATTGGTACCCCATAGCCACGGATTGGGTATTTTGACCATTTTGACCCGCGTTGTCACCCACAGCCACGGATTGACTTCCCTGGTAGGACTGTCCAGCGTTAGAACCAATAGCCACCGAGAGGGCATTTTGGGACAGTTCACCCGCTACGTAGCCAATAGCCACGGATTCAGACCCTTGTCTGGATCGCCCCGCGTTGTTACCTACAGCTACGGATTGCCTACTCTGACCACTTTGACCAGATTGGTAGCCCATAGCCACGGATTGGGTATTCTGTCCCTTTTCACCCGCGTTGTCACCGATAGCCACAGATTGAGTCCCTTGGTAGGACTGCCCGGAGTTAGAACCAATAGCCACCGAGAGGGCATTTTGGGACAGTTCACCTGCCACATAACCAATCGCCACGGATTCAGACCCTTGGTAGGACCGACCCGCTTGGTAGCCTACAGCCACGGATTGCTTGTTCTGACCACTTTGCCCAGATTGGTAGCCCATAGCCACAGATTGGGTATTCTGCCCCTTTTCACCCGCATTGTCACCCACAGCCACGGATTGAGTTCCCTGGTAGGACTGCCCGGAGTTAGAACCAATAGCCACCGAGAGGGCATTTTGGGACAATTCACCTGCTACGTAGCCAATAGCCACGGATTCAGACCCTTGGTAGGACTGACCTGCTTGGTAGCCCATAGCCACCGAAAACGAATTCTGCCCCAATTCACCAGATGTGTCACCAATGGCCACAGATTGAGACCCTTGACTCACGCGCCCGGATTCATGTCCAATCGCCACGGATTGAGATCCTTGGGTGGATTGTCCAGATTGAAAGCCCACAGCCACGGATTGCTCCCCTTGGCCAACCTGCCCAGATTGGTAGCCCATAGCCACAGATTGGGTATTCTGCCCCTTTTCACCCGCATTGTCACCCACAGCCACGGATTGAGTTCCCTGGTAGGACTGCCCGGAGTTAGAACCAATAGCCACCGAGAGGGCATTTTGGGACAATTCACCTGCTACGTAGCCAATAGCCACGGATTCAGACCCTTGGTAGGACTGACCTGCTTGGTAGCCCATAGCCACCGAAAACGAATTCTGCCCCAATTCACCAGATGTGTCACCAATGGCCACAGATTGAGACCCTTGACTCACGCGCCCGGATTCATGTCCAATCGCCACGGATTGAGATCCTTGGGTGGATTGTCCAGATTGAAAGCCCACAGCCACGGATTGCTCCCCTTGGCCAACCTGCCCAGATTGGTAGCCCATAGCCACAGATTGGGTATTCTGCCCCTTTTCACCCGCATTGTCACCCACAGCCACGGATTGAGTTCCCTGGTAGGACTGCCCGGAGTTAGAACCAATAGCCACCGAGAGGGCATTTTGGGACAATTCACCTGCCACGTAACCAATAGCCACGGATTCAGACCCTTGGTAGGACTGACCCGCTTGGTAGCCCATAGCCACCGAAAACGAATTCTGCCCCAATTCACCAGATATGTGACCAATGGCCACGGATTGAGATCCTTGAGTGGATTGACCGGAATGGTAACCGATCGCGACCGACTGCTTACCCTGCCCAATTTGACCAGATTCATAACCCACCGCTACAGATTGGGTATTTTGTGAAGACTGTCCCGCGTTAAGACCAATGGCCACTGAATATGGATATTGTGAGGTCATACCAGATTGGTGGCCCAATGCAACCGATTGTTCACCTTGTGACGTCTGCCCAGCTCTAAAACCAATTGCAACCGATTGGATATTTTGCGCGGTTTGTCCAGATTCGTAACCCACCGCAACAGACTTTGACCCTTGGTTTGATTGACCAGCTTGATAACCGACGGCAATAGCTTGTGATTTTTGACCGGATTGCCCCGATTGATATCCAATGGACACAGTCTTTGCATTTTGATTTATCTCACCCGCGTTATCACCTATTGCTATGGATTGTGTCCCTTGATACGACTGTCCAGCATTCGAGCCGATAGCCACAGATTGGGCGTTTTGTGATAACTCACCCGCTACGTAGCCCATCGCTACCGATTCAGATCCTTGATAGGATCGCCCCGCGTGGTAACCTAATGCCACCGACTGAGCTTCCTGCACGATTTGACCAGATTGATATCCCATCGCCACAGATTGTGTATTCTGGCGTATCTCACCCGCGTTATCACCAATGGCCACAGATTGGGTCGCTTGATATGATTGCCCGGCATTGGAACCAATAGCCACGGAGAGGGCGTTTTGTGACAATTCACCAGCCACATACCCCAACGCGACAGATTCGGATCCTTGATAGGATCGTCCCGCGTTGTATCCGATAGCCACTGAAAACGCATTCTGTCCCAATTCACCGGATGTATCACCAATTGCAATCGATTGTGAACCTTGAGATTCTCGCCCAGATTCGTGACCTACGGCTACAGATTGGATCCCTTGACTGGTTTGACCAGATTGATAACCAACCGCTACAGATTGAGTACCTTGGGAGGTTTTTCCAGCTTGATAGCCAACGGCAACAGATTGTGTATTCTGATGTATCTCACCGGCGTTATCGCCGAGGGCTACAGATTGAGTCCCTTGATAGGATTGTCCAGCATTAGAGCCAATAGCCACGGACAAGGCATTCTGTGATAATTGTCCCGCCGCGTAACCCATGGCTATAGATTCAGACCCCTGACTGGTTTGACCCGCGTTGTAACCAATTGATACGGATTGTATTCCTTGTGATGTTTGACCAGATTGAAAACCAAGCGCGGTTGATGTATCCCCTTGTCCCGTTTGTCCAGATTTATAACCAACCGCGGTAGATTGATCCCCTTGATTTAGCTGTCCAGCTTGATACCCGATCGCAGTGGATTGATCCCCTTGGTTTGACTGTCCAGCTTGATAACCAAATGCCAAAGTCTCATCACCTTGATTAATTTCAGCGGTACCAAAACCCAAAACAATACTATTATTACCTTGACCAACGCGACCACATTGATACCCTATCGCGATTGATTGCGAACCTTGACCAATCTGCCCAGCTTGATATCCAAGGGCGATACTTTGCGCATTCTGACCAATTTGACCAGATTCGAAGCCGACGGCGACTGCTTGCGAACCTTGTATCGATTGTCCTGATCTATATCCGATAGCTACAGACTGCACATTTTGATTAACTTCACCACATTCTTGACCAACCGCCACAGATTGGGATCCTTGTTTTTCTCTACCCGCGTGATACCCAACCGCAACAGACTTTTCACCTTGATTGGTGAAACCAGATTCTGAACCGAGCGCGATCGCATTTACACCCTGTGACGTTTTACCTGCATCTTTACCAATTGTAATCTCATCAAAGTTATAATTTATAGATGTAGGTGGAGTTGTTGTTGTAGCCTGAGTATCATCTTCGTTGAGCTCAGCCAAAAATACATGTGTGAATCGACCCGCGTTTCCTACGAAAGGCATTACTACTATTAGTTGGCGAATAAAATACCGCCCAAACCATTTCGTATTCTAAGAACATTATAGTTAACAGCGTATGCAGTAAGTTCGGTATCACTCGTACGATTTATTCCTTTTACAATATCTCTTATGACAATTTTTGCGTTATCTAATCTACTAAAATTACAGGTACCCGTGGGTTTATACTCCGATGCATTCTTACAAAAGTGGAATGCATAATATCGTGTATATTGGGGGCAGTTGGATGTATCAACAAAGTTTACTAAACCATATTTGGAATTGACATAACTTTGTACAAGATGAAAGTACAACGGAGACATATTTTCTAATATTGATGTACCGTTCAGATATATATCCGCAGTACTAAATGATAATTTGTCTTCTTCAATCAAACCACCCTTTGCTTGGTAGCCAAAAAATAAACTCTTCACTGGATGATTAAAGGATGAAATATCAAAAGTTGTTCTAGGATTCTCTATAGGACTTTTAGTGGATTGGACTTGAGTGATGATCAAATCGGTTGGAGTATTTGTAAACTTAATTCTTTCATCCGAATCCAAGAAGATATAATTCCCGTAACACTTTATGTCGGATGCACTCTGGTTTGCAAAATTTACCCGTATTTCAACTTCTTGAAATTGAAGTGCCACGAGGGGTAAGAACATATCGTGATCACAGAAGAAGAAATGCATTGGAAAAAATCGAGTAGAAGACTGAGACGTTTTGTTAAAGATTTCTTGAGCCTTCACAAAGTTCTCCGCGTGATAATTCTGCCATATATCAGCAACGAAATCAAATGTGTGTGAATCAATTTTAACACCACCAATATAAAGATCAAAGACAGCACCGTCAAATTTAGTGATTAAATCCGTACCTTCAAACCACACTGAGTTTATAAGATCACCCCATGTGGGTATAATGATGGAATTGTCCGTCGCTGTGATCGTTTTTATAAGTCTTGGTGCTTGTGCAAAATTGGTGTGTCTCTTGTATTTCATACTGAAGAGCGACATACCTTCGTCACTTGTTAAATAAACGTCTTGAGTACCTTTAGAAACAAGTTGTACTAATGCACCAGACATTTATTTATTGTTCAGATTATAAAAATAGACACTTTCCCTGAGGGAAGTCTGGTTTTTCTTCGGTGTCCGCCTTCCCGTGTATCTTGAAACCACCTTGGCGATACACCTTCATTCTCTTGTAGTACATAGCTGTAAAGATAGACCAGGGGTCGTGGACATCATAGATGTGGGGATTGTTCTTTTTTCCCTTGGTCTCTCGCATAATACGACCAATACTCTGTACAATATCGGACTTTGGAGACGCCAGAATAACTGTATCCAGAGTTGGTATATCCAGACCCTCGTGGGCTTGACTAAACGTCGCAAATATGATTTTCTTTTGGGAAGACGCCTGGAGATCCACCTCCTTCATACCACCCATATAGAGGCCCGAGTTCTTTGGAAAACACTGGTGAAGCATCTCACAATGCCATCTCCGGTCACTGAGTACGAGGAGTTGTCGTGTCCCTGCGGACGCTTTTTTAACCAGTTCCACGAGCATTTGGTTTCTCTTCCTGTCCTCGACAACCTCTGTGACCATATTGGGCATTGACAACTTCCCATTTCGTGTACATGGTGGGGCATTTCTATAGTTTTGGGACTCGTATACGATTGGAAACACCTCCACCTGTTCTTGGTTCTTTCTCTCCACCGCAAAAAATGTTGGACCCATAAACCAATGCAACACCTTTGTGAGACCATCCTTTCGCTCGGGGGTTGCTGAGAGACCAAAGATATGCTTGGGACACATCTTGAAGAGAGACTGGGAGAACACTTTTGCACAAATGTGGTGTGCCTCGTCGACAATGAGTGTACCTATCGAGTCGAAATCGCTGAATGAATATTCCTTGAGGGAGAGGGATTGGAGCATCGCAATAACAAAGTCACACTCTACCTCTTTCTTGTTCTGTTGAACAACTCCAATTGTGGCACCTGGACAAAATTGTTGAATACGTTCCTTCCACTGATCAGCCAAGAACTGCTTGTGGACAACAATCATTGTACGGTACCCCAACTTACACGCTATCGCCAAGGATACGGTGGTCTTGCCATACCCGCATGGGAGTGAGAGAACTCCATGACCCGCTGTAAGAGCAGCGGCAAGAGCCTCGTTTTGATGAGTTGTATCTCTGAGGGTGCCGACGAACTTGACACCTGTTCGGATGGGTTCAGGGCGTCTATCCTGCTTGGGTTCCCCAAGTTTAGCAACTCCATAGAATCTTGGAACACAGACTCCATTCTTAGTTGCTCTAAAAACTTTAAAAGGCGGTGGGGGAAATCCATAGTCTCCGTTGACGATAGGTCTTACTGTAAGTTCTTTTTTAATCTCCTGAAGCGGACCTTCCGTCACGAGATACCCCGTTCGGGTCAACATATACTATATTAAAGGATTCAAACTTTATATGACTATAATGCCATCCCTTAAGGTTGAAGATAATATTAAGAAAATTGAACAAGCGATTGAAGAGTTGACTCAAGAGGTCTTCCGCCTTCAAGGATCCCTCCGTGTCTTCAAGGGTTTCAAGGAAGCTGGCTTGACCGATGTTGATATCCCAGAACAACCTCAAGATCCAGATGTTGCAACCGAAGAAAGCACCCAAGAATAACCACTGTATTCGCCAACATTCCAAACACCCTTGAACTCGACTACGACTTCAACTTCATCATCTTTTATAAGAGACTGCACAGGTTGTCCACGGACTTCACACATCACTCTCCTATAACGGAATGGAACCTTCACTGTAAGAACTCGACCATCGAGTGGATTATCAACTCGCTTATGTTGCACGAGACGTGCCTTGTTTATATGCATTCTATCTACGATCTGGGCACACTTTTCAGGAATGACCAAACGAATATACTTTTTGTCGTTGTGGTCATACATGGGTGTATGGACTTGGGCTAGAAACTTCATTGATTTCTATTTATATACATTAAAATTAAAACTATAAGCACTGTAATCAAAATAGCTAACATATGTGTTAGAAGACGTGGTCTAAGAGGTTCCCGTGTGCCGAGTAATATACGACTTAAGGATCTTGAAACTTCAATCGCGGCTTCGATGCTTGAATATGGTGTATGTCGTGGAGACATCATACCACACATAGCCACGTGTGGACATTCACCAATGAATGGGAGTTGTCCGTGAAGACTAAGAACCCCCGAGGATTGTGAGAATTGCCATTTTTCACCATCCCACACCGCACCCCACCCAATTCGTATACTTTGTGGAGATGGGAGATTGAGTTGTTTGACTACTTGTTCTTTTATAGTATCCGGATTCGATTTCAAAATTTCATCGGTCAAATCGCATATCACACATGATACTGTTTTTCCATCTGAAAGAACAACGGGTTGGAGGTTCCAAGGAGTTGACGCGGCGATTTCAAGGTCATCACCAAGCTTTTGTGTTTCATCAAAGTCTAAAAGAACGTTTATACACCCGTATGTACTCGCACGCACCTTTTTATCAGCATCTGGTCCCCAGTTATTACCCAAAAACTTTAGGGCTGGACTATTATCAATACATAGAACTAAAAATCCATCATTGATTACAGTTTTATCTGAAAATGTTGCGACAAAATCATTTTCGAGATATTCAACATTATCAAGTTCTGTATTGAACACAAAGTTGATCCCAGATTTTAAAAGTTTATCATACATTAAATCACACATAACTTTACCTGAAACTTTTTGAGTACATTGTTTTGAGAGTGCAACATGGTCAAAACTTTTTACAAACTCATATGCGGACATGACGTTCCAAGGTACACCATCCATGATGAGTGGAAGATGTTCAAGAATAGCTTGTCCACCTGGGGTCAATTCACCAAGAGCTTCTTTGAGTGACACACTCTTGTACTTGTCAGGTTGCGTGAGTACACGCGTCGCGAGAGATGCGAGGGCTCCATAATCTTTGAGTTTGAGGGATCGAAGCATAAAACTATAGAGATCCTTTTCTGTGGGTTCAAAAATATCATCCCATTGGATGCCCATTTCTTCGAAAAGGCTTTTGGTATTCACGAAAGCACGATCAAATACGATTCGGTGTGCGTGGAGATCTCGTGTATTCACACCCGGTTCCCACCACGATCCACCTGCAGATGGCTTTCTATCATATATTGTAATGTCGTGATCACCTGCGCGGAGTATCTCCCATGCGAGAGACATCCCCGATGGTCCAGCACCAACAATATGAATCTTCATTCTACTAGTAGACTATATAATTTTTAGATTAATCCAGTTTCCCTGCGTTCTTCTGGAGTCTTGATGGCATACATGGCACCAATGAAGATTGTAGTTGATATGAGGGCATACTCAATATCTTGTGTCGCACTGAACGCGATTAACATGAGTGAAATGAAGCGGAACGTCTTACTGTTGAAGAGAGTCTTGAGGTTCTTTGGAATCTTGATTGCGTTACCAGAGAAGAGACCTTGGTACAATATGATGAGGGTGAAGAGGATTGGTTGCGCTTTGATGACAGCTTCAGTTGATTGGCTGAATGGTCCAAGGAAGTTTGAGAGCTTTGGCATTTATTGTAACCTAAGATATTAAAAAATAAAAGATTTTTATATAGTAGGATGCTATGCGTCGCGAGTCACAGACCCACTCGGGTGGTATCAAACCAAAAGGTGAAGACCTGGAAGTTTGCAGCCAAATTTCTATGGAAGAACACATTTGTACAAAACAAATCTGAGCTTGGCGAATGGACGAGGGACCAACTTCTCGAACTTGGACCCACGTTTGTAAAATTAGGACAGATTGCCTCTACGAGAGCTGATCTCTATCCACCCGAGTTTACAAAACAACTGGAATCCTTGCAGGATAATGTACCACCAGTCGATATACAGGGTATTGTAAACTTAGACCACTTTGAGGCATTTGACGAGACCCCATTCAAGTCTGCGAGTATTGGACAAGTACACAAAGCGACTCTAAAGAATGGGAAACAGGTCATCGTCAAAGTCAAGAGACCAAACATATATGATATCATGAAGACAGATACAGATAATATCCGGGACATCGTTCGCTTCTTGGAGAAGGTTGGGGTGGACACCGGGAATAGTTCGGAGTTTGTACTAAATGAATCCATAGAGTACCTGTTGGGTGAAGCTGACTATCATCGAGAAATGGATAACGCCATTCGATTCAGAAAGAATATGAAAGATATCAAATGGATTAAAGTTCCCAAAGTGTACACTGAATTTTCAAATGATGATATGATTGTCATGGAGTATGTGGAATCTGAAAAACTTACAGAATTGACCAATCCCAATGTAAATAAGAAGAAGATTTGTGAGGCGCTCATCAATTCCTATGTGATTCAAACGATGGACAAGGGATTTTTCCACGGTGACCCACACCCAGGTAATTTGGGATTTTCCGCCAAGGGTAAGTTGGTATTCTATGACTTTGGTCTCATCATAGATTTATCGAATGAACTTCGTGATGGGTTCAAGAAGATATTTGGGTGTATCATAGACAAGGACACCAAGGGTATTGTAGAAATCCTCATTGCCCTCAAAGTTATTGTACCATCAACTTCCGATGTATCCGATATCGAACTTTTTTTTGAAACAATTTTGGGATACTTGGAAACTTTGGACGGCTCAAACATTATGAATGACG